GCGGCTGTACAGCTCCAACAGCATCCATCCTGACAATTCCACCTGGCCTGCTGGTGAGTAAGTCATCAAGCTCTACCTGGCCCCTTAAAACCGCATATCTTGGATTGTTACTAAGATATAACGAGTCTAAGGATTGCCGCCATAATGTAGACTTAATCAATTGTAAGTCTGCAACAAGATCTGCAACCGACATACCATAGTGAACGTGCGGCATAATAACCGGAGTTATAGGGAAATAAGGAACTGTATCTACTTCCTCACGTTCCAATAACACCGCATCATTAGCACCTGCGGTTTTGATAAATATAAGTTCGGCCGCGCCATCACCATCTGCATCTAGCCGCATATAGATATCGGAAATCTTTATTTTGCGGGTGGCCTTGTCTTCACTGATCTGTGTAAATGGCAGTATACCGCCCTGTTTATTAAACCTAACCTGCTTCTCTGTTGTATTCAGTGAAAACGAACTGAATGACGGTAATGTATCTATAACCGCCTGGGAGAATCCCTCAGCAAGAAGATCTGATTCGGTCAACCATGCATCTTCACGCATAAAGTGACAGGTCTGTAGGTTCAGTGAATCGTGCGTAGGGTCAATAATCATATTCTCAGGCGCAACTACACTGATACAAATCTGCGATTCGTCTTTAATCCTTTTGGCCATGACATTATAAGTCAGAGTTTCCATTGGGAATTTGGTCGGGTCTTTTACTTTTTCGCCGTCTTTGAAAGCTTCAACTTTCTTAACATCGAGATCTTTGTCCATCTCCAGAGCAAATACTTCTGGATAAGTGAGATTTTCGTAATTCTCTTTTTCTTCCTGGACATTTTCATCCCACCATATTTTGAGATAACCGTTTTTCTGTATGAGAGCATCTTTAAACCACAAATAGGTATTTAAAAACCCTTCATTCTGGTTATTGTAAACACTCCTGACATATTTAGTCTCATCCTTGGCACTTTCAATATCCTGCGGATTATATGGCCTGAAAGTTACCGGGTTTTCATCACCGATAAACATTTCCACTAACTGAGGCAGTATCCATTCCACAGTATCGCGCACATCTGATGTGATTACCTGCGAACGGCCTTCCTGCTCATTACCAAATAAATCCTGTCTGTAATATTTAAGCGAGCTTAACCGCTCCAATGATATTTCTTTCTGTGCAATTCCGGCCACGCCAGACTTTCTCCTGATAATCGCCAGGATGTCGTCGTCAGTCATTTTTGTCAAACGTAGGCCTTACTATCTGGATATTTAATTGGAGCGTTTCCGCGATTAATCTTTAATTTATTTAGTGACATGGCAAAGTACATAAATGCACTTGAACCATGGCTAGACCAGTCGTGAACTGGTGTTAAACTTGTTTTGCCTGACACCTCATCTTTATCGTAATGCCAGTGCCTAAGTGCCATCATACCGTCTGAGCACTTCTCTTTGTCAAATAGGCAGCGGTTAAATACAGTTCTTACTGCATTAATCCCGGTAGTTATTGAGCCTGGTTTCCCAGCGCCTTCTACTATCTGCACACTGCAGTTAGGGAAAGCTTCCTGAACCTGTTTCTTAATTGTTGTTTCAGAAATTAAATGTTCATACTCCGCATCATGCGGTAACCAGTGACATTCATACATATAAGATTTATCCTTAAGTATCTTAAGGTGATGTGGTAAACCTTTATGTGTCTCAAAGTGGTAATCTATAAAATGGTATTCTAAACCACAATTCTGCAAGAACCATATAGCCGTGCCATCCCTGCGGCCTAAATCCCAGAATGTGTGTACTGGTTTAGCAGCGTCATAAGGCACACGGGTAATTCTGTTCTCAATTGTTGTCGCTCTGATCTCATCAGCAAATACAGCCCCGTCTAGGGTTTGCCTGCAATATCCTTCCCATACATTTAGGTAAGAATCGTAATCCTTCTCCTTCAGGTAATCCATTTCCTGTCGGAGCACATCCGGGAACCAAGGATTATCTTGCCAGCCAACCTTTAATACTTTTGCATTAGGCGGCGGATTAATTACAAACCTCTGATAGGTTTCATCTTCCTCTAATTCAGGATTAAATGAAGCCCATATTTCCGAACCTTCGCGCCTGATTGTCGGTATTAAGGTCTTCCATGAGTTTTTAGATGTGTTCTGCGCCTCTTCTACCCATACCTTTGTTACCCCTTCATAAGACTTAAGATTAGAGATGTTATGCCTTAGACCTGCAAATAAGAACTCGGTATTGTTTGGGCCTTTTATACTTGTCTGTAGCACCTGATAAAAAGAGTTTAATCCTAGCTCTGTTATCTGGTCACTTAATAATTTATGCACTGAGTCACTTATTGAGTTTTGAAACTCTCTGGTGCATAATATACGTTCTGGGCTTTTTGTTCCTAAGATTAACAAGGCTCTCGCCATATCCCAGGATTTTTTACCACCTCTTCCGCCATACAATACTTTATAACGGTGAGGCTCAAATAAGAACCTAACATTTTGAGTGAACTCTATCACCCTATGAACTTAACTTCTAAGCTGGTTATAATAGGATTGCCGTTCTGGCCGCCGTGATTATGATCGATACTTTTGAGTTTAGGATAGATATATTGCGACACTTCTTTACTTGCTGACAGACGTATACTAACTTCATTCCCCATATCGCTAGCTATAATACACATCGCCTCAACTGGACAATAATCTGGGAATTTTTGACGGATACGTTCTATTAATTCCTGCTTTGGTTTATCCAGACTGCCTTTCTTTCTTCCACCAGTTTTCTTTGTCCCCGGCTTTCTTCCTCTTCTCATATTCTACAATTCTCTATATAGAAATGTAACACTTATTTCTTTTTTCCCAAAACTTTATTAGCTTTGGCTTTAATCTTAGCCGCACTTGAGGGGCTTAATTTTCCTTTGTTAACTTCCTGTGTTGCCCTGGCTTTAGCATTGGCAGCATGAGCTGCGTCATTTAGTGGGTATTTCCTAGACCCTGGTAGGCCAAATGTGCTTTTTGGAAGTGCGTTTCTTGTCTTGGTGGGTAGTTTTGCCATATTAAACCTTTTGTGCTAATACTTTATAAACCCCGTATTCTGTATGAATATTCGGGAAAACCGTTTCTACTTCTGTATGCTTAATGTCTAATATGGATAGGTCTTTGAATAATTCACGTATTTCTTTTATATTATATAAGTGGCTGCACTTTGGCCCAGTTGGCGGCTGCTTACTGTATAGCTCACTCTGGAACTTGCCGCCTGTTTTAAGCACTCTCTTTACTTGGGCTAAAGCTGTAACTGCACCTATGGAGCCTATATAACTCAGTGCTGCGCGGTCAATTACTAAATCGTAATGGTCGCTTGGGAATGAGCACTCAAGGAGGCTTTCCATTCGTATGTCGCCGAAGAGGTTTTCATCCCTGAATTTCTTTTTAGCTGCGCCCCAGGCTTTGTCATCAATCTCATTGCCTGACACGTTGAAACCTTCCTTGGCTGCAAATGCTAAATTATTGCCCGCCCCGCATCCTATTTCTAGTATGTTGGTTTCGTGTTTAGGTTTGTCTGGTTTATTGCGGTATATGAAACTTACGGCTGAATCAAAGGGGTATTTGTTGAACTGTTGCCCGCTTGCGTATATGTCTTTGTAGCTCATTTTTCCCAATAAAAAAGGCCACCGATTAAGGTAGCCCTGTTTTTAGCGTAATTCCCGATTATTAAGAATACCTTAACAGTGGCGGCCATTGATGTCAAATATTATTATAGCATATGGTATACTTTTGCGATTTCATTTAAAGTGTTACATAATCTTACTTTCAGTTTTCTCTTGGAGGTGCCGCCCATGTTTTTGGTTGTCAAGGCGATTTCATTTAAACAAACCTGGCGTATTAGCATATTCTCTGAGCCTGCCGCTGCCATTCCTTTGCAATATTGGTGTAAGTAATGCACCTGCTTGTCTGTCATTTCGTGGATGCCGCCGTCTGTCCTTTCTGCTACTATGCATTTATTCCTGCCTATCCATCCGTTAATGTAACATTCATATAAATAATTCCCGGCTGAATACTGCGCGGTGTTAATCTGCTTCCTTTTGTACATCGTGTTGAGTGGTGAGATATTACGAACCACACCTATTCTTGTGCTATCTACCACCGCCGTAGTTAATTCTCCGCGCATATGTCGTTCCGGCGTACCTATGTCTCCAATTCTAGCTTCCATACTTTATCCCCTTTTTAAGAATTGGTGCCGCGTCCCGGACTCAAACTCGGAATCTCCTGCTTACAATGCAGTTGCTCTATCGTTGAGCTAGCGCGGCGTTAATTTAACCTGGTAATACGGC